GATTGTTATCGTCAAATATTGCCATCGTCTATCCTAACTTGTAATAAGAACACCATTTTGAACAACACCACTGGTGCTGTATAAACTACCTATTCCACTACTGGTATAACTCACTGTTGCCATAGCACTACCAATACCGTTTGGTTTAAAGTATTTTACACCGTATTCGTATACTTGACTTAGTTGTGCTGGAACTAACTGCGTATAAGTTGTGCTAGTTGCGTTCACTCTAATAGTGTCTATGTGTGCATAGTTGTTGTTTAAAGGTTGTTTAACATAGATGTAAATCCATTCATAATCATAAAAGTCAGTTGGTTGTGTCCAACTCAATATAACTTCATCCATGTTAAATGTGCCTGAACTATTCCACGCATTTTTAACAAAAGTAGTAGTCAAGTTAGTAGGATCATTTTTATCACCACTGTTAGGCGGATAGTTGATAACTGTTCCATTATAAGGTGTTGTGTTACTTACTACACCACTGTTATAAGTGTTGGTTACATTACTGTTAGTAAGATTAAGATTTTTCGGTGGTATATAAGCAAACTGTGCTTGTTTAAACACATATTCTGCTGGTTCATGTTCTGATGCACTAAAACTAATAGTATAGTCAGGCTCAATCTTCATACTTTGTATTCTATAAGGAACTGCACTAAGTCCTAAGTTATCATAGGTAATAGTAACAATGTCGCCTACTTCAACTTCATGTAGTTCACTAGTTGTTTTGAATGATATAACTTTCTTGTTTCGACTTCTATATAGGATTATGTGTGCTAGATCTGCCGCTAAACTACTGTCAGTTATGTGCTGAAAACTTATAGTTTTACGCAACCTTCTGCCATCATCTTCTGCAATAAGATCTAAATCTTCTTGACTGTCTGGCACAGGATAGGTAACCTCTGTCATGTTCCAGTCATTGCCTGGATTAGGATGACTTAACACCACTTGGTTATAATGGTTCTTTGTGTTAGTGCCTTCAATGTTTATGCCTGCTAACAAGTGATTGGTGTTTATAGCAAACGCAACAGTGGGTGTAGTATTTTGACTGTCTGTGCCATTGCCAGTGTCTAACAGTTTGAGTTTAAACTTGCCCTGGACATAGGGCATACCACTTCTCATATTTGTAAGAAATGTTTTTACATTTGACATCACAGTTTTGTCTGTGTTTATAACTGCATTGCTTGAAAGCATAGGGCCACTAACACCACTTTTATGATAAGTGACAGTTGAAGCATATTTGCTTCTTGCAGTGCTAAAACTTGTGAAGTCAATGCGATTATTTGCAAGTCCTCTGCCATAGCGTGGATTACGCAAATAATCTAACAAGTGATCTGCTGGGTTGGTGCTGTATGCTACAGTTTCGTTTTCATATGTTACACCGCCTGCACTTGCGGCACTTGCAACCTTTTTACCTTTTACCAATGCTTTGATGCGAGGAACACCACTGTAAGGATTCTTATCTGCATCTTCCTGATTTTCTGCTTTGGGCCATTCAAAACGCATTGCCAAATAAGCAAGTCCACGAAGTCTATGACTGCTTGTCCATCCAGGTGCTTCTTGTAATAAACTACTTGCACCTTGACTGTCACTGCCTGTAAACTTTTGTATTTCCAATCTTCCGCTGAATCTACTGTCTGAACTTAAAACATCGTCGATAAAGATTTCACCAATGCTTTCAACTTCACCTTCGCAAAGCACTAAAGCCAAGTATAGAAACTTGTTATTATCGCCATTGCTACTAACAAATACTCTTGTTCCACTTACTAATCTTTCTCCGTAAACTACAGGAATATGCTCCAGTGTTCCTGCTTTATCAACTAAGATACCCTTGTTTTCTGCGTTTGCACTTGCTAAATCACTACCACTAAAACTAGGTGTATCGAAGCCTCCCATAAGCCCGTCGCCTAGTAAATATCCTGCTGCCGCACCAACTGCGGCACCAACTGCGGCACCTACAAGTATACTTGCACCAATCAAACCCACTGCCGCGGCACCAGCACCAACAGCCGCACCTAAAACTGCGCCAATAATCACAACAGGTCCAGCAAGTGCTGGTGTTGCGAATGTTACTCCTGCTAGTAATGTGCCTAATAGTAGGCTAAGCCGCTTGATCCACATTTAATCTTTTACATCCTATGTAGCCCACAGTTTCGTATCCCATACGCTCTGTTAGTATCTTTGTTCTTTCAGGAGTCATACCATAGTCGCCTAGTAGTATTTCATCCATGTTATTTTGTTGTGCCCATTGCTCTGCTCTTTCAACAAACACTCGCTCCCAACCGCCCCCTCTATGCTCTTCTTCAATATATAATAGGTTTACATTGGCAGCAAGATTACTACTCCAGCCTTGTGGGCCTGCAATAGTAACACAAAAGCCTACAACATGATTGTCGATTAATAATACATCTGCTTTACACATTGGGCTTATAATAGCAGTGCGAAAATAGTTATGTGCTTGTGTTTCATTGTATGCTTGAAACTGTGCAAATCTACTTTTATCAAAATATTGTTGCCCAAGTTCTACTACTTCTCGTAAATGTTCTGCTGTAGCGTCATAAATCATTAGTCTGGTCTTCCCCATTTTATGTCTGCAATAGCACTTGTAGAGAACTCCATTCCTCTGTCTCCTGGAAATACTGCCTGTTGACTAGGATCGTTTGTTCTTCTGCCGGCTATGTTTTCAAAGTCATAAAACACACTACTACTTGTAACACTTATAGTTGCGTTTTTTGGTGTCTCTGATATCTTGTATCCAACAACTTCTCCGTCCCATAACATTACAGGATTGTCAATCTGGTTAAAACCTGCATCATAGAATAATCTATAGATTACTACTCTGCGATTCATATATCCATTACCGCTGTCTGCGTTCAAAAATAGGTTTGTAAATGTGGAACTGGCTGCTGTTAAAACAATATTGATTTGATTGACTCTTGCGTCGATTGTTTCGCTTACAAGGTCAAAACTAAGGAACTCACCATTAGCGGCAAAACTACCACTACCGCCTGTTGTAGTTGTAGTGGTTAAACTAAATGGTGCGTTTGTTAATCTTTGTATACCACTGTCAAAGTGGATTTCTATGATATCACCGAAAAGGATTTGATCCTTCGCGAGTTCAGTTTGTATTGTAGAACTTAAACCGCGTGCCATTATAGTGCCTCACGAACGCTAAACTCTATACCTACCATATCTGCTAAGCCGGTGCTATATTCTTGTTGCTCATCTTCAAGGAATACAGTAAAAGGAACATTGTTGACAGTAATAGTTTCATCATTTGCAACCTGTTGTTGCAGTTGAGGTGTAATAGCAATAGTGCCTGTGCCTGATCCACTTGTAGTAACATCTGCTGTAACCATATAAACTTTATTATGTCCGCTAAACTTCACAAAGTCACCTGCTTTTACCAATGCAGTGCTTGTGCTTGCACCATCAAACTCTATACTTGCATCACCTGCAGTCTGTGTGTTTACTACACTAGGTGTAGATCCACTGTATCCTGTTTGTGTATTGCTGTATTCTGGTAATGTAACTGTAAAAGTTTCAAACTGTCCTTTTTGTGCAGTAAGAAATGCAAAGATAGGAGCCGCATCTGCTCTTTTCATTGGAGCGTATGAACACTCAAAACTAAAGAACTGTGCTGAACTACTTTTAACTTGTCTTCTACCACTTACTGCAAATGTAACAATATTGGGAGTGTTGTGTTTAATGTTTACACTTCTTAGTGCTGGGCTTGTGGGTAAACTACCGCTCATTATACCATACTCCTATTGCCTTGGTTTTCTGTGGCTTCTCTAATAAATCCTGTGATCATTGCTTTACGCTGTATAAGCAGTTGATCAACTCCGGCAGCATCTACTGCATTGATATTAAAGTTAACATTCACAGTGCCTCCACCATTATTTAAGCCTTTGTTTGGAACGATAGTTCCACTGCCACTAGGAACAAACATTTCTGGGCCTGTTTCACCAACCATATATGGTTTGTCTTTGGTAACTGGTCCACCAAACTGTCTACCTGTGTATTGCTGACTTGCAATAGTTGCAATCTGTGCCGCACCTGCCGCAATAATAATACCTGCAAGGATTGGACCAAATATACCACCCTGTGCAAGTGCTTTTGTAACACCCTGTGCAGTGTTGATGATTGCTTCTGCCATAGCAGCCGCTTTCATTAGTTGGAATGCCTTTTTACTGTGTTGACCCAATGCTTTCAGTGCTTCCATTCCAGTGTCTTTAATGAACGAAAGTTTTTGTTCTTCACTGAACTGTGCAAAATCCATTTCAGCATATTTGCCACCTTTGAACTTGCTTAGTTGGTTATCGTAGTTTGCTTGTTGTATGCGTGTAATCTGTCTTTGGTGTTCTTGTTCAACTTTTTCTTTGAGTTTGTTATAACGCCCAGCATCCTTCATATAAAGGTTATTGAACTCTTGAAGTGTTTTTAGTCGCTCTTGGTATGCGGCTTGTTCTACTTCTACTTCAGTGCGTAGACTTGCTTCCAGTGCTTCAATGCGTTCGCGAGCCTGTTTCTGCGCTTCTGTTTCGCCTATCTTCACTGTTGTTGAAGGCAACAGATCTGGTGCAAATGGTGTTGCACTGTCTGCTTTCTTTTGTTCTTCTCGTTGTTGTTTTTGTGCAAGTTGTAGTGCATCATATTCAGCGGCTAGATCTTTTATTCTTTTTACAAGTTTAGATTCACCCGGGTCAAATCCCAGTGTTTTTGCGCCTTCTAATAGACTTACTGTGGCATCACTAACTGCGCCTGCTACATAGTTCCAGGCTTCAATAAGTGGATTAAGTGCATCGGCAACAAACTGTCTAATAGCACCATACATTCTTCCCAGCAGTTCAGTAAAGTCACTGAACAGTCCGCGAACAACATATACAATCTTACCTAATCCAACAAAGTGATCCAACAGTGTCACTGTTGCAAAAGCAATAGCAGTGTAAGGATTTAAGAATCTTGTTATGATTGACAACAGAGTTTTGAAAGGTCCAACTACTGCTGCCAAACCAAACTTAGCAAAGTTCTTAAAACTTCTCTGAGCAATATTTGTTTTCTCGCTCATGTTTCCAGTAGCCTTTGCTGTTTTACCAATAATAGTCTGAAGGTTACTGAATACTTTTACACCAATAAGACTCAGTGCCGCATTGCGAAGCAAATCAAAGTTATCTGCTAGAAACTTTATACTGTCGCTGGCAACTCGAATAGCATCGCCAATACCCGCACCTAACTTAGCCGCAAGTTCATCATTCTTTGCAAGAAACTCTGTTAAATCTTTGATTGCATCTTTTAGCGCAGGACTAAGTTCCTTGCCCAATGTGTAAGCAGTATTGCGTAACTGAATAACAAAGTTACTCTGCAGAATACTCAAGTTGTCAAGTTTGCTTGCAGTTGCACCACCAAAAGCCTCATCTAAACCAACAGTAAGTGCATCTGTAATCTTACGAGCACCTTCTGCAGTCTTACCAAACTCACTGATTTCTAATCTTGTAAGTCCAAGTTGTCGTTCTAGAATAGCAAATACAGGCACACCTCTGTCAGCAAGTCTGTTTAGTTCTTCCAAGCCTAAACCACCACTAACTGTTCTTGCAAACAAATCACTCATTGCTTGCAGTGTGCCTAACTGATCAGTAGTGACAGCGGCAGTATCAGTAAATGTTGTAAGCAGTTTTTCTGTAGGTTGAATACCAGCACCTGCAAGTTTGATATAACTGTTTGTTAAATCCTCAACACCAAACTGTGTGCGTGTAGCAAAACTGTTTAGGAACTTAAATGCTTGTGCGCCATTTTTAGCACTGCCTGTTACACTGTTAAGTGTATCTTCGAGATCCTCAAACTGGCTTGTGACATTAATGATACCACGCAAAACTGCACTACCAGCAAGACCTGCAAGTGCGGCTTTAACTAAACCTAGACTTCTGTCAAACTTACGGGTGTCTAGATTTAAGGTGATTGTTTGCTCTGCCATACGCCTGTTTTTCCTGTTCTGCTACATATTGGAAGTAAGCAATCCAGATTTCAAGTTCTGGCATACTCATTTCCGCTACCTCTTCGAGGCTTTTTCCTAACTCTCGACCCACCTTACATAATAATAGTAAATCTGGGTCTTGCTTTAGTTTTTTACTGTTTGTTCCACATCAA